TTTCACCGTAATCGACCTGCACATAATCGCCGTGCCAGATGCGGAAAGCTGTGTACGCAGGAGCCAGAATCAGCCCATAGGCCAGAAGCTCCATTACCCGGCGGCGCCGCATACTGCGCTTACGGAAGAACATCAGACGGAACGAAATCATGATGCAGACCAGTGCATTAAGGTGAAGCAATAGCCACGGATAGTTCTGCAGCAGCCACGTCATTCTTCCCCCTTCACGCCGGGCAGATTGCCTGTCTTTGAGCGGGCAAGAATGCGCAGCAGAATTGTCACGGAAACCGTTGAAGCCGCCAGTGCGCCAATCGCGGGCGATACCTTGATAGTGACTGGCGGACTAAGCTGATTCAGTCCGGCGTTGATAAGGGCAGCGATAATTTCTGAAGCAGTACCGGCACAGTAAATGCCACCGATAAATGAAATGAGCGCAAAAAGAATCTGCTTCCAGATTTTGTGATCCTCTGAGCTGAGGATATAAAGCGCCGCCCCTGCGAGGGAGCAGACCATCACTGCGGGCGTAGCCTCTGGGAATAGCGTGGCGAATGTGACTCCAGTAGTACCAGCAGCCACGCCCGCCGTTACCGTTGCAGTTATTGGTTCTGCGGACATTTAGCCCCCTCTTTTTGCTGTGGATCCTCTCAGAAAAATTGAGGGGAAAGAAAAAAGGCCGCCTGATGGCAGCCTTTGCATGTGTATAAACGGTTTTAAAAAATGAAGTTATCTTTTGGGGAACAGTTTGCGCTTTAAAGCTAATAGCCATTTTGGAGGTTTAGATTTCGGCCTCCAGATATCTTTTGCTATCTCTCTTGCGCGATCGTCACTCATCCCTTCTATTTTGCTGAAGCGTTTATAACTCCGATACTCAAAGACACGATTTATCAGGTACGCAAGGAAAGGAAAAACCATCTTGAAGATAGTTGCAAAGAAGACCAGTGCCGTCATCGCAGCAAAATGATCATGAATCTGGAATGGCAATGACTTTAGGTAATCGAACATCTTGCGCCCTGTATTAAACACGGCGATATGACAGGGGTACTGGTGCAATGCACCTTCGCGAATACCCCTGTCGTATCGCCGGATAACAAAAAACCCCGGCAGGCGGGGTTTAAAGTTTTTTCAAATTGTCGCTTTACATCGCTGCCATCGTGGCGCAGCTCTGCCAAGCATGAATGGATTATCTAATTTTCTGGCCCGTTTTCAACATCATTCTGAATAAATAGCACTTTTTGCTAATTCATGTGTGATCACGAACTTTCATTCAGGTTCTTCCTCGCTGCCAGAAAAACCTTCGCCCTGAATATTTCCAGGCACCAGCGCACCCGCTTTCTGGCCTCGCTATCCGTCAGCCATGGTGCCAGACTCTGCAGGTCTCTGGTGATGTCCGCTATTTTTTTGCGCGTGGTGTAATACTGACACCCGACGATATAAACCGGATCCTTCAAATCAAACGCCAACAGCACCACACTCTCCATAAATTCAGCGTCATCACTCTCCATCGCTGCGTCAATTACACTGACCTGTGGCTCAGGCCAGAGTATAGATCGCGCGCGTTTCATCGCCTGCTCACCACGGAATCCCTCTTCTCTCGCCTTGTTCAACGCCACGGTAAAACGCTCCAGCGCTTTATCGGACCAGTTCTTCCCCCTGAGGACGTTCCAGCATGAGTGGCCACACGGCTTTGCCGGTGCAGTGCCACCGCGTACGCACTCCCCCCACACTGTAAGTAACGATTTTATCCAACCGGACTGAACATCATTCAGGAGAACGCTTTTCCCCAGCCAGCTCTTACGTGGTGCCATTGCTGTTTTTCCCAGCCCTTCAAAATACTGGCGTCTCTGGCGTGGTGTCATTTCATGTCCTCGATAATTATCATTCCGGTTTCGCCCCATACTTTTGATGTCCGGGCGTCCCAAATGTGGGAATCATCCTCAAACAAGGCATCCAGAAGGGCCTTCGTCAGATTGTCAAAGTCCGGTTTTTGTTGATGTGGTTTACCGTTCATAGCTGCGCGTTTTTTCTTGCTCCAACTGTTCGGCATCGGCAAAACGAACGTAATATGTGCGCCGCTCTCCGGTACCTGAATGTCATGCAGACGAGCCTCGTCACAAAACATGCGATAACGCATCACCGGCGGACGCTGTTTCCATTTATCGCGGCGAGTCATGCGTGGTTTTCCGACTGGGGTGATGATGTATTTAGGCACGCAGCGCCTCCTGAATACGGGAGCCGATCCAGCGCATAACTGGTACCGCCATTGAATTACCTATCGCTTTATAGCGCGGACCGTCGGCGGCCAGCCGGTAAGCCTGCTCTGCTGTTAGCTCTGGGCGGTGATGTCGCAGGTAGGCGTATTCCTCAGCCGTTATCTGCTTGCGTTTTTGTGTCGGGATCAGAGTGAGGTTATCGGGGAATCCCTGCAGGCGCTCACACTCCACTGGGGTGAGACGACGAACAGCCATACCTGAAGTCTGAACAGCGTTTTCCTGTCCATAATTGCGTCCCAATGTGTGGGCCATTTCGTTATTGATATCAGGATCCTGAGTTCCATGAACCGCCAGCGTCTCATGATCAGCACCCGGCTTAGCCCGTAAAGCACCAACTCCAGGCGCGAAAGAAGCATGACCGTTACTACTGAATACGATTGGGGCTTCGTGATTACAGGTCAGTGTTGGCGCTGTATCATCGGTTTTAATCTCAGCGCCACCTTGCCCGTGCGCCATCGCGATAATCGGCGTCCCTCTCCCGGTACCGTCCTCGCTGCCGTCGAAACCCTCCGCTTTAAGGGTATGGCTGATGTCGCCGGTAACGCACTCGGGGATCAGATGTCCGGCTTGTGCCTGGTTGTCGTCTGCACCACGTACTCCAACGCCGTTTGAAGTAAGTGCGGCAACTGCCTTTTCCTTTTTTCTGCACGGCGGAGAATTCCGGCGCAGGCCTTCGGACTCAAAAAGAATTTTTGCGGGATCGATATCCCCTCTAGCTGTTGCGACAACAAACACACGTCTGCGTCGTTGGGCCACTCCGAAAAATTGAGCGTCGAGCACTCGCCAGGCAATAGCTCTTTCTGGTCCCAGCACATAACCAGCGTTTGACCATTTTTTCCCTGGTGATTCCAGCGCGCAGCTTTCGCCGGTAAGCCCTGCAAGAAAACATCCGAAAGCGTTATCTTTTGAGCTGAATACGCCGGGTACGTTTTCCCAGACGACGATGACGGGTGGTTTTCCATGTTCTCTGCGTTTTTCATCGATAGCATTAACCAGTTCCACAAAAGCCAAAGTTAACTGGCCGCGTTCGTCAGCCAGCCCATTACGTAAACCCGCAATGCTGAACGCCTGGCAAGGGGTTCCCCCCACCAGCACATCGGGCGCTTCGATTTTTCCGGTACGGATTGCCGCGGCGATTTGGGTCATGTCGCCCAGGTTGGCGACGTCCGGCCAGCGATACGACAGAACAGCGGAGGGGAATTTTTCTATCTCAGCGAACCATGCCGGGCGCCAGCCCAGACAATGCCATGCCACGCTGGCGGCCTCGATGCCGCTGCACACAGAACCGTAACTTACTGACTTATTCATCGGAAGGTTCCCCAAGCAAATAGAGAACCTGCACCAGCAGCTCGGTTTCGGTGCCGTGCTTCATTTCCCAGGCGCGGCGGCCAGCGTGAATCGCCACACCATAACCGCCGTTGCGATGGTGCATATGGCACAGGGGAATTGATTTCCGATGGTCAGCACGTTGACTGGTGCCCTGACCGGTCCGGATGTGGTGGATTTCCGCCGGCGTTTCGCCCAGGTTCTGATTTCTGCAAACGATACAGCCCAGTGCGGCTACTCGTGAAAGATGGAGGTTGTCTGCCTTCTTCATGCTGGACCACCAGCATGAGCAGAAACACCGCGCATTAAGGGGCGGTGTGGGTAATTCAGGGTGGTTCTTTGCGCCATCACTTTTCTCCGGTGATGGTGCGACAGGCGCTGGTTGTTCAGGCCAGCTTGATTATTATAAATCAGTTGTCGGGGTTGCGGAAGCGCTCAAGACATTGTCGCAGTGCTTCCCGTGTGATAAGTATTGCTTCAGCAGGGACAGGTATCACAACAAAGGAGCCATCCTCATGGCTCACCACTTCATAGCGTCCAGCAGGGCGAACGGCAGCGATCAACTCTTGCTCATTCATAACCAAAAATCCTATTCAAATCAGCTTCCCCCCAATAAATCGGGGCCGTCCCTTTTCTCCCTGCGCGCTGAATGTAACTTATGCCAGCCCTTCCATCGAACGTCTAATAGGTTAGATAGATCAATTAACTGTAATTGATCTGTGTAACCGATCGGCCCTTAATGCACAGGAATCATGGCGCTTATATCACTGGCCTGTTATCAGTATCAGTTACGCGATTCAGTAAATGCGTTACTACACCCATCACCGTCGTATCGTCCAAAGCATCCCCCTCTATCGCCTCCCCATCCTGTGTGATGAGCGCCTTACCCTGGACGGATGCAAAGTCCAGTACCCCACAGAACGAGATCAGAACGGTGTCACCAATTTCGGGTTTTCTGGCAACGTTGATAATCGCGTGCCCGGCTGACGTTTCGATAGTGCGGCAGTTGCCGTCATAGCCGCAAAGGCTGGTGATTGTGAGCGTCCGCTCTGCGTAGTCTGCTGCTGGTGATGGAAAACCCATGATAATCACCCCTGATAATTAACTGTATATTTATACAGTAACACCAAAAAAACGAGGGTCAAGATTTTGGGCACAAAAAACCCGCCGAAGCGGGTAAGTGCTTAATCAATAATCAATTCTTCTCAAAGCCAGCCCCACCAGCACGATTAAAACCACCAGCCAGACGGCTCCTGATACCAGTTCCATCAGGTACATGTTTTCACCTCCTGCCCAGCGCTGATATTCACCTTAATGGCGAAGACCTTGACTGGTTCCGGCCCAAAGTGGGGGTGGGTAATGACTTTGATTTCATAGCCGTCATACGGAACATCGATGCGCTTGCTCGGGTCATCACGCTTCGGATAGCCTCGGGTAATGATGAGTCGGTCGTACCAGCGCCCAAAAATACGATTACCCCAGTAGGGATTTACCAGGCGATACTCTTCTGTTTTCTCGCCTGACTTCATCTTGTCGAAGTATTCACCGTTAACAGCAAGCTGCAGGTTAGCCATTCTTCACCTCCTGCTGAGGTGCTGCTGCGAACATCGCATCTTCGAAAGCACTCACCGAAATTGATAGCGCGGCACCTTGAATGCTCACCGCCTTAGATATTGCGTTGAAAAGAGCGTTGTAGCCGAAATGCCCTTTTGACCATCCAAACTGCACCGGAGCGCCTGACTGCAGCATTGCTCTATGATGCGCTTCCCAACCAGCCTGGAATAATTCACGCTGAGACAGAGTGCCACCTTCATAGTCAGGCATGATGCCGCTCATTTTTGAAGGTTCGTCACCCTGAAGCACGGCAGCGCAGCGGGCGTTAAGCCGTTCCATCTCCTCACGAATTACGTCAATACAGTCTTTCGAATCCATCAGGTAATCTTGCCCAAACAGTCGGTCCTGCTCTTTTTCTATCGCTGTGATGAGCGCGACTGCTATTTCATCAGACACTAACGGCGCTGGCGCGGCGGTGTAAAGCATCAGCTGGCGGCGCGGGTCGGCAAATTTATTGGCATCACCACATAGAGCGAACAGATAGCCGGTGCCTCCATTCCTTGCATCACGCAATTCATCAGCCTCAGTCCATGCCACAGGCTCCGCTTCGAGCGATGCCAGCGCGATACGCGCCAGCTCCTGCCATTCTTCACGTGTCGCTGAATTAACGGAGTTGGCCCCGGAAGGTTTGAAATTTGCCAACTCTGCAATGCGTTCTCTGGTAATAGTGCTCATGGGTTAGTCCTCCCCGTGGATGCGGATGCCAGCCGTTCTCAGCGATGCCAATATATCTTCGCGTGAATACCACTCTCCGTTAGGCGCAGGCAATGGCTGCATTTCAATTTCATAGCGCTCGGGTAAAGTCACCTCCCGTGCCTCCAGTTCAGCGATCCGCCTTTCTGCCTCTTCAAGTTGAGAGCACAGCTCCGGCGCTTTGTCATCAGCGTTTCGGCGTTATTTTGTCACCTCATCAAATAGCTCAACTGCGATATTTCCCTGCTGTTGTGCAAGTTTTTCGGCGGCTTCCAGCTCATCCAGCAGCGATTCCACACCCAAAAAGAATTTCAGATTTTCAGCGTCAGCTGGTTCGCCGTAAATTTCTTTCCATTCCTGCACCTCTTCACGTATCTGTTGTTTGTCGATGTTGCTCATTGGGCGGCCTCCTCCACCAGTTTCTTCCATTTTTCTTTCAGGGTTTGACGGGCTGCATCCTCACCGCCAGACGGGAATGAAAAGCCCGCGCGGCGGCCCGGACATCCGTTCGAACAGCGCACCTCTGCCGAACCCCAGTTCATTCCCCTGCTGCGAACCCTCAATGAAGGAGCCATGCCACATTCAGGGCATTTCGGTAAATCAGTCATTTCCCAGTCCTTGCAGCAGATGTTTGTGGCGGCGCAGCTCCCGAACGGCACTCTGAAGACGCTGCAGGTTTGACAGCTTCGCTTTCGTGCGGCGGATTTCAGTCGAAATAAAACGCGATGACGGAATAATCAGGTCATCCGAACGGCTGGCGAACGCCGGAATATCCCCGATAATATCTTCCAGAGTTTTGCTGTCCGGCGCTGACGCTAACTCGTCGTCCGCTGTTGCTGGCTCCTGCTGCTCCTGCTGAATTGCCGGTTCGCCTGCCAGTCTCCAGGTGATGTTTTTCCCGTCCACATGGCGCAGGACCAGACCGTCCTTGCACATTGCGCCCAGTGATGCATTCAGGGCTCGCGGGCTTTTACCCAGCTTTTCAGCGACCTGGTTGGCGCTCATATATCCCTGCCCCTGCATTGCTGACAACACCCTCTCCACCAGCGGCGATGGCTGCTTGGGTCTGATGCGCTTCGGCTTCTGTTCTTTCGCGGTACCGACTGACCATGCTCCATCGTAGAAATCACATAAGCCCTCTTCTTTCAGCGCGCGCAGCATTTTAAGAGCCTCTACAGGTTCGATATCCAGACGGGCTGCTACATCCAGATAGGTTGCTTTATCCATTGCTTTCAATGCGTCGATTACTGATTCCATAATTTTCTCCTCAAAATTTACTTAACAGGTCTCAGGTGGCTAACGTTTCCGCGATAGCTCTCCCAGTCAAAATTCACCCAAATGCCGTTATCCATGCGCAGGCGGTCAACAACCCTTTCACCCAGGGTTTCTACCAGCGCGTCGTAATTCAGGTTGGTCAGAACGCCAACCGGGCGCATTGCGGCCAGGCGGCGATCGATAATCTGGTTCAATAAAACTTTCTCGCCGCGACTGTCACGCTGAATGCCAACTTCGTCGAGCACCAGCAGATCAACCTTGCAGAGGTCATCCAGCAGCGCAGCTTCAGACTGCCCTTCGTCGTAGCAGGCCCGAGCGCGGAGGGTAAGATCGGGCACCGTCACGATCAGAACCGTTCGCCCCTGCTTCAGCAGATAATTTCCGATGGCCGCTGAAAGGTGGTTTTTGCCGGTGCCCGGCTTCCCGGTGAAGACGAAGCTGGCAAACCCGGCACCAAAATTTTGCGCGTAGCTCTTTGCCATACTCAGCGCATGGCGCTGGCCGTCGCATTCCACGGTGTAATTTGCGAAGCTGCAGCTGCGGTGCAGGTTCTGGATCCCGGATCGCCCGAAAATTTTCTCTGCCCGCACCTGCTGGTTGATCTTGTCAATCTCAGCCGCGCGCTTTTGCCCTTCTTCGCGCTGCCAGGCCATCAGCTCAGCTGCGCTGTTGAATTTGGGTTCAATGCCTGCCGGAATCACACGGCGAAGGCGATCGAGAATCGAACCTGCGTTTTGCATGCTTACCCCCTGAATCCTGGCGGTACAGTGTTATCCGGGCGGGAAATTTGATTGATATCCCGACCACCAGCCTGGTAATGCGCAACCCCCTGTGACGGAAGGCGAAGAACCAGGTCATCCCATTTTTCACGTAGTTTGGACGGTGACATCACGTTCCGGCACCAGAACGGATCACGCTGTACACGCGAAAACAATTCACAAATTTGCTTATGCGTTCTGCCGTCAATGGCACACATCAGGCGGATTTCGTTGGACCACAATGCCCAGTTCGGCTCTTTTGGTCGCACTAGCTCCCCGTCGGTTTCTGCGGCTTTCTCGTAGAGCTTGACGATGCGATTCCACATCCATTGGGCACAGGTAAGATCTTCTTTGCTGCCCCACTGCCGTTTTCCTGCATGGGCAACCACAGCCTCTGGATGACGATTTAAAAACGCATCTTTGGTCAGCTGTTCGTCCGTCAGCGAAGCGTCCGGACAAGAAGTATTTTCTGGTTCTTTGACTGGTTCAGAAGAGTGACTGATTCTGGGTGAATCTCCTTCACCATCCCCTGGTGAATGTGGTGCACCATCTGGTGAATCTCCTGCACCATCCCCTAGTGAATTTGCTTCACCATCCTGGTGAATCTCCTGCACCACCCTCAAACTGGTATTTGCACCGTTCAGGGTTAGTCGGTAGAAATTACTGCCGTTACCTTTTGGGCCCGATCTGGTCTCTTTACGCATCAACCCAGACTCGCAAAGCGCGGCAACATGATTCATGACTGAACGACGGCTGATCTCACACTGATCAGCTATATGCTGATAACTCGGCCAGCACTCGCCCTGGTCACTTGCGTTATCGGCCAGCTTAAGCAGAACCAGCTTACGAAGCGGGTTTCCTACCTTGACCTTCATCGCCTGAACCATCAGTTCCATGCTCATAGAACACCTCGATACAACTGAACTAGGCTGCGTTCGAACAAGTCGAAACCAGCTTCACTTTGACACCGACCATCTGCGCCAGCGCGTCGATCGCTTCCAGAGTCTCGCGTCGAATCACTGGTTGCGGCTTGCCGGTGAAGACCGCATTGGTGGCCTCGATGCACTCTTTGTTAACCCTGGCCGCCCGGTAATGCATGCAGTCCTTCTGCGCCAGCTCGTTATCAATGGCGGTACGGATGGCATAGCTCAGCGCTTCCGCCTGTTTCAGGTAGTTAGGCGTATCGATGCGAAATGCCCGCTGAATAATCTGCTTGTTGTTGTGCAGCCTGCGAGCGTACTCGTCTGGATCCGTCACGTTATCCAGTGGCTGCAGCAGATCGCCGAAGTGATGCGGGGTTATCAGCTGCGTGACCGTCTTCCAGCCCTTTTCCTGCGCCCAGGTTTCCAGCTCACATGCCAGCTTTTTGATTTCCATCAGTCAGACTCCTTCAGCTCAAAGGTGATAGCCTGCTCAGGCAGCGCATCAGTAGGATTTGGGTAGAGGGCAGGATCAAGCTGGTGAGGTGTCACCGCAAATCCAACAGCCCGACAGAATGGAAGGATCCTACGCGGCGGAAACTTGCCCGATGTGACCCATAAACTAACGTTTTGCTGACTCGTCTCTAATTGACGAGCGATTTCGGCCTGATTGGTAATGCCAAATAACTTGTTTTTTGTTTGTGGTTGCATAAAACCTCCGTTACACACTCACAAAATACAAAATGAATTTGTAATTGACAAGTTTTATTTTGTATGACGACAACAAGCTTTACTTGTAAACTAGAGGCATGAAAGAGAAACCCGAAACTGCTCAATACGAGACATCAGCCAAAAGGATCAAACAGGTCCTGTATGAACTTGGCTGGAACCAAAGCCAATTGGCTAAAGAGATTGGCGTTTCAGCCCAGGCAGTTCAGCTGTGGGCAAAGGGCGCATCAAGGCCAAACGGACCAAATCTGACACGGTTATCTGAAGCTACAGGTAAGCCGGAAGCTTGGTTTTTCTCTGAGGAAGACCAGCAGCCGGAAAGCATCAGACTCATGGAACCTGTCTTGGGAGGCACTGCCGGAACTGAACTTTTGCCATTGACTGAAGAAGAGATTAGGTTGATTACGGTATACCGACAGTTCCCGAGCGTTGAAGCCAAAAACATGCTTCTCGCCTTCGAGATGCGCTACAAGCAGCTCTATGAATTTTTCATAAAGTACGCAAACCAGCCCAAAAAATAACCATGCCCACCCCAAATAGCCTGGCCTTCGGCCGGGCTTTGTTGTTTTCAACCCCCTCCAAAAAACTTTAATACGATATTTTTCAATAACATCCTTTTTCTTTTGCTTTTACGTCATCTTTTTTATTTGTAATTATCAAAATGAACTTGTAGCCTTACAAGCATCGAAGCACAACAGGTGCGACAGGTAAACGTTCCGCCTACCCGGCGATAAGGGTGAAGAGGAGATAGGTGATGGAAAGAAAATTCATGATTTATCAGCGCCGCGATGGTTTTCAGATCGCAGAAGAAGCAACTGGAACCCGTCTTGCTAACGGAATGGAAATGCTGGCCCGCCCGAACAAATCTGCAGACTGGTGCTTTGCTGCATTTAATATCGATCTTGATGACGGGGGGGATGGTTACGAACTGGTAGGTGAAGAGTCGATTGATTGTTCAGTTGCTCCTGCGCAATTGATCGAGTTCGTGGATGGTGTGATGAAAATCACCAGCACCTTCGCTGAAGAACTTGATATGGAAGAGGCCCATGCCGAAGCTCTGGAAATCAACGCAGCAATTGACAGTATGATCCAAGCCCGTCAGAAAATCGCAAATAAAGAACCAGATTTTTTACAAGAAACATGGGATCTGGTTCGTCTCGGTAATTCTTACAAAGAAGCAGGCCGTGAATGGTACCGCTGGGCAAAAGCAACAGCCCTCCGATTATGGGAAAGCAGCTTAGCTCAACGTCAAATACCTCAGGCTCAATAAGATTTTATCGCTTGGCGGTATATGCGTTCCCGTGGTCCATGTTTATACCGCCCTTTTTATTGTTAAGTGCAAAGTGGAGTGTTCAGAAATGGATAAAACACAATTAACACCGGAACAACAAATTATCTGGGCACAGGGAAAACTCGTCACTTCAGTATTTCTTCGTGATATTGCCGGATGCCATGCTGCATGGAAAGTATTACGAAAATACAGAAGTTTCGTTGTGCATCGCCAACCTCACCAGGAATGGCGAAATAGTTTAAAAGTTATTTAATTCTTTCTTGTTAAGAATCGATGCCTTAAGTGGCAGGTATTCTCTCACCCTGAAAATAAGGAATTTGAAATGAAAATAGAAGTAACAACCGTTGAAATGGGTCTGGCAATAGTAAATAAAGAAATTGCGACGTTTAATATTAACGGTGCCATTTCAGGTGTGGTTCATTTACCAGCTTCTGGCCCTGTAACCGTTGTGCTTGATGGCGGCTATGTACTCGGTGAATTTCATTGCCCGGTTTGCGCTGTTAAGCACATTAGCTTGCTATCTATGGATTTCGCTGCAGCGCAGAACGCCTGCGGCATGTCCTATTACGACCACAAGCGCCAGTATCTGAACTGATATGGATGACATCATTTGTCGTTGCGCTGTTTGCTGTCATGAATACAAAAAATCGGAAATGAATGAAAGGAAAACGGAGGTATATCCGTATAAACGCACGATTTATTTGTGTGAGCAATGCAATGAAAAAAGAGAAAGGCGAGACGCGTTAAAAATGATAAAGCACGTCCAGCGCAAATCGTTTCATTCAAAATCATCTTTCAAATATTAATAGAGGTTCTTATGTCTGTTGAGTTAAAAGTATTTGGCGGAGCTTATTTCCCAAAAGATAAAGCATTAAAAAAACACCCAGATTTAAAACCGCTTGCAACCGCAGTTAATGCAGCCACAAAAGCTATCGCTGAAGCCGTTATTTTCGGCAAACTGGCGGCTGAACATCCTGAACATATTGATGATTTCTTTAAGGTGAAAATCTGGGAGCACCGCGAAGGTATTCCCTGCCCTGATCTTGATGTTTTCTCACCTGAGTTTTTCGACAGTGTGGCAGTATGGAATGTGAATGCTGGCGAACCAGCTGCAGCACCACAACCTGAATCTGAAGAGAAGACGGTATGGGACGAAAACAAGGCACAGGAAGAAATTAAAACTGTTGCACAGCTCGACCAGTCATCCCGAGCAGCTTGTCTTGCACTGTTCGGCCCGGTCCCTGGCATCACTACGGCCCAATACGGTCAGATCGTTGACCTGGTTAACGATGATGCGGGCAGCTTTACCCGTGAGCTGGCAGAAGCTCTGATGAAAGAAACCCGCGCGCTGGCATTGGCGCCAGAACGGCAAGAGCAGTTGCTCGCGTGGGTACGTGAGAACACGAAAGATTCTGCACAATGGCCGGACATTAAAAAACAGATCGCCAAATGGATTGACACCCCTTCAGACAAGCGACCGCAGGCTGCCACCACTACCGAAGAAAATCTTACAGACACCGGCTCAAGCTTGGGAGGTGGCAACAAAACAGACCGTAGCCCGGATCTGGTACACAACCTGTCTACGCTCAAGATAGAGGTTGCTGTTGCGATTCTGAGCACCTTCGACGAAATCGATATTTACTCAATTCCAAACAAGTTTTTCATTCCCGCTAAGGCCATGGCCGAAGCTGAGCAGGACACCCGCTTCACAGCCTGGTGGAAAAAGCTGCGCGGCACCCCAGGCATTCTGGACTATTCCCGCGCAGCCGTCGTCGCCCTGATTAAATCCGCTCCGGAAGACCTCTGGATGAATCCTGTTGCCTTGCGTGAGTACATCAATCGCGAGCTGGTTGAAACAGACCACGCACATCCTGACCAGAAAACGGTTGATACGGCTTGCCGCCCAAAACCTCGCGCTAACCCTGAGGAAATCGAAAATGATGAAGCCAAACCGCCTGTATCTGGCGAAACTCTGCCACCAGCAGTTTGCCCTGGCAAAGCTGCGCAACTCGACAAAGAACTCAACGAGGCATTCGCTCAGAGCCCAGCACCAGAAAACCAAGCCAGTGATCAACCGCGGGTGGAGAACCTGGGCGGCGGAGTCTTCTCTGTCGATGCGCTGTTAAGCCCCACAGCCTCAAATGGAGGTGAAAAACAGGAATTGCCACCAGCACCAGGCGAACGCGAAATTTCAATTTTGCATGCACTGAATGACCTGATTTCTGGCCGCTCCGCCATCATGGCAAAAGAAGAGGCCGAGGGCGTGGTGGCATGCACCGGCCACCTCATTTCCGATGTTATCCCGCTACTAATGGCAGATATCATCACCACAGAATATAGCCTGTCTCCTGACTTCACCGAGGAAGAGATCCACGATGTAGCAACAACCATGCTGGATAGCTGGTCCGACGATATCAGCGTGCGTCTGAAAATTGCCCTTGAAGCGATAGTTGAGTACCGCCGCCCGGATCTGCCGAAAGCGGTAGTGATTGATCCGCCGGTACTTACCGTAAAGCCGAAGATAGAGCCTGAACCAGCACCTGATGCAAACGCGCCGCTTTCGTCTGTCACCTATCTGCAACAGCTGACCATTGCAGCACTACAGGGCTTATGTTCCAACCCGGCTTATTGCAATCAATATGAGGACTTACCGGCTATGGCCGCCGGGCTTGCCCGTAGCGTTATCAACCATCAGGAAGGCTCCTGTGCGTCTGATTAACCGAAGCAAGGGAGACAGCATCGGCGGGCCAGCATGCGCCGCCGCGCTTAAATGCCATTTTGAGAAATATGGCGAGCATGGTCGCAGCGACAAACAGACTTTTTACACCATCAAGTTCCAAGGGAGAAAAATTACGGTTGAGGTTGTTAACCGCCCCCGTAGTTACGTGGCCACGGCAATGATCGGTGCCAGGCATCTCCGGTGCCTCCCTGGCCTTGGTCGGTGATTTTTGACAATCAATATACTATCTGCCGCTGCGGTATCGTGGCGGCGTCATGGAGTTAAGCATGGCGCAAATCATTTTTGATGAAGAGTGGATGGTGGCGGGAAAGCTAACTGAAAAAACGGGGCTGGATGACAGGCAAATAAAAGCTTATCGCCTCGGATGCTGGATTGAAGGGGTTCATTTTAAGCGAGTACCCGCGGTACCCGGTGGAGAAAGCAAACGCGCTTTGGTCTGGTACAACTTTCCGCTGATTAATAGATTTATTCAGGAAGCATGATGAACTTTCCAACCGGCGTTGAACTTCATAACGGAAAAATCAGGATCACGTTTACCTATCGCGGCATTCGCTGCCGCGAAGTTCTCCGTGGCTGGGTGGTTAACAGCAGCAACATCAAGAAGGCGGGAAACCTTCGCGCCGTCATCGTGAGTGAGATCCAGTTCGGCCAGTTCGATTACGCGGCGCGCTTCCCTGAGTCAAAGGCTCTTAAAAAATTCTCATCAACTAAACGAATCGGCACGTTCAACGATCTATGTGAATTTTTTATAGATACTAAGGCTCTGGAGGTCTCAGAGGCTACATTGCATTCCATTGTCTCTGTTGTTAATACCCTTAAGCGTGTCGTGGGCGAAAACACTCGCCTGGTTGATATTCAGCACGCTGATGTACTGAATTACCGTAAAGAGCTGCTGACCGGGGAGGTTGTTAATCCTTCGATGCCCAATCGGAGCAAAAAAGGTCGCGCGCCTTCAACAGTCAATAAACAGATGGCTGTTTTATCAGAAATGCTGAAGCTTGCGAACAGAAGCCAGTTTATATTACACGCCCCTTATGAGGGAGTATCGAGGCTCAAGCTATCAAAGGCAGATCCTGATCCGCTTTTACTTCATGAGTATCATGCGTTAATTGCTCTCCTCCCTCGCAAGTGGATTTTAATCATTATTGTGTCTGTCCATACAGGAATGAGACCAGGTGAGGTTTGTGCTCTGGCATGGGAGGATATCGACCTGAAGAAAGGTGAAATTCACGTATCCAGAAGCCTGACGAATAAAGGGTTGTTTGTGCCGCCCAAAACTGATGCCGGGATAAGAACGATCACTCTGCTGAAGCCTGCCCTTGATGCGTTGAAGGAGCAGTACGAAATCACCGGCAATAGTCCCAGGCAGCAAATCATCTTCCATCATCGGGAGCTTGGCAAAACCGAAACGCAAAATCTACGTTTCGTTTTTTCTCCTGAAAGGTGTACGTCGGGTAAGAACCGGTATTTTTCAAAAAACTCGATTTCGTATGGGTGGAAACGGGGCACTAAACTATCCGGGATACGTGAAAGAAATCCCTACCAGTCGCGACACACATACGCCTGCTGGACGCTTATGGCTGGAGCTAACCCTTCCTTTATCGCGAGCCAGATGGGCCATGAGGATGCGCGTATGGTGTACGAGGTGTATTCGAAGTGGATCGGAGATATGAACCAGGATCAGGTCAACATGCTGAACAATCAGATGCCGACTGCAATGCCCCCAAGACGCCCCCAAGGCATTGGTAGCATTAAAAAAGTCATTTAATTTCATGACGCTGGTTTCAAACTACATAATCAGCGTTAAACTATTCATACCAAATATTTAGGGAGAAGAGATGATGCGCGTACTGGTTGTTGAGGATAACGCATTGCTACGTCATCACCTGAAAGTTCAGCTTCAGGAGATGGGACATCAGGTGGACGATGCTGAAGATGCAAAAGAAGCC